CCTGTTTTCCAACGTTATCGAAGTGGTCCTGGCGTTGAAGGACTTGAAAGTCTCGGAACTTCCGGGCTGGGATCGTTATAACCATCCGTTGACCGAGGATAATATCGTAAATTCCTGGACCACCTCGGTACTGGTGGACGGCGTGGCAACTTCAAATTTCACAGGGACGCCCGAACCGATCGGTTTCGGCTACCTTTATGGCCTGGCCGACTACGGATACCCAGCGACCAGCCCGGAGCGCTTCACGTATTCCGACATCGTGCCATTATTTTACGTCCGTGAAGCATTTTTAAAATGCCTGGAAGTTTCCAACATCAAAGTAATTTCCGATTTCATCGATTCGCAGCGGTTCCGGAATCTTACGTTCGGATTCGGTGGCGGTGAAAAAATCGGTTTAAGCCCTACGGAGATCACGAACCGCCTGGTTGACGTTTACGGAGGTTACGGGATTCTGTACGACATAAGTACAACAGGCGTCCAGGGCGACGACCAGGCCGCGCAATGGAATAACACGGTTACGCTGAATCTTTTGTACGGCGGTGAATTTACCGGGACCGTGGTTTCGGATTTATTCAACCAGTACAACGTTTTCAACGGGTCGATCCTGGTAAAGAAAACCGGAAATTATAATCTGCAGTTGGGCGGATCTTTCGAACTTGAAACGTTCCCCTCTTTGGGGTCCCCTGGCATTTACATGACACCGGCCAACTCAAAGGCAAAATTTGTAATAAAGCGAAACGGCGCGGTGATCGGTTCCGAACCATTCGATTGGACCAATAATCCAGCTTTGCCGGAAAACATCATTACTACGGCTTTGAGCCAAAATATTGCAGCGGTCCAGGGCGATGTAATTACGATCGAATTGGTATTCCAAAGCCAGGGCCAAACGGCTGCAACAATTCAAAATTTCGAGGTGGCGATCGGTTCGTCGGATTTCTCTTTTACACTCAAATCTACGGACACGCAGTTGGCCGATGGCGACACGGTGGAAGTGGCCCGATTCATTCCGGACATGAAGGCGAACGAATTTTTCCAAACGGTGTTTACGGCCTTTAACCTGTACTGCAGCGACCCGGACCAAAACGGATTCGTTACAATGGAACCACTGGCGAAGTTTTACAAGCCGCAAACGGAATACGACGATTGGTCCGACCTCGTGGATTACAAAAAACAGCAGGTAATTTTACCGGCTTCGACCATCGAGGGAAAGGTTTACGCCTTCCGTTTCCAGGACGACGGGGATTATTATAACATGGACTATAAAAACCGCTACGGGATTGGTTACGGGAACCGGGAATATACGGTCCCGTCCACCTACCAAACTGGTGAAAAGGTTTTCCAGCTGGCGTTCGCTCAATCTATCCCCAGCGATGGACGGGCCGGGCTGATCATCCCGCGCATTATTTCGGTGGACCCGATCACAAATACGTTTAAGCCATTCAAGGGAAAGGCCAGGATTTATTTTTACAATGGAATGAAGGCCGGCGCCTGGAAATTGTGCAGCATTGGAACGTCCACGTTTTTGTCGTTGCCGTATTACCCGTCGATTCACCATTACGACAATTTCGAGGACCCAACGATGGACCTGAATTTCATGTCGCCGGAACTCCTGTATTATACGCCTATCGCCGAAACGGATAACAACCTGTTTACTGAATACATTGAAACATTTATCCGGGAGATCACCGGCCGCGATTCCAAAATACTGGAATTGTTCATCCGGTTGAAGTCTGCAGACATCGCCGCCCTGGATTTTTCCAGGCTTAAAATGATCGAAGGCGTACTGTATCGCCTGAATCAGATTTCCGATTGGGATAGTTCCATTACGGAATCGACATTGACCGAATTATTAAAAGTAGTTTAAAAAGAAATCATGGCAGAAAACGACATAGTATTCCGTACCCAGGTGGACACCGGATCCACCGTCCAGGACCTGGAAAGGGTAACGGGCCAGCTGGAAAATATAGACGAAATTACCGGCAATACGCAGGACCAGTTTAATACGCTGCGTAAATCCATCAAGGAAGCCAGCGCCGCCGTGGATGAACAGGCGAAGAAATTCGGGCAAAACTCCAAAGAGGCGGACAATGCACGCAAAACATTGGCGGCGTTGAACATTGAATACGCAGAACTGGCCCAAACAACCACGGATTTAGGCGCGTCATTCGAGGACGTGTACGGCGAATTACAACCGCTTTCCACCAGGTTGGCGGAAGTAGAGGACCGAATGTACGAACTGGCCGCCGCAGGCCAGGCACAAGGTGACGAATTCCAGGCGCTTGTCCAGGAGGCCGCAAACTACCGTCGGACCATTACCGAGGTGGACCGGGCTGTGGATAACCTGGCCGAAAATGGTCGGGGCCTGGGAACGGCTTTACAAATCGGGTCCGCCGTTGTTGCTGGATACGGTGCGCTGCAGGGTGCAATGTCTTTGTTCGGGAACGAATCAAAGGAGGTGCAGGAAATCATGGTAAAACTGCAGGCAACGCAGGCGATCTTAAACGGGCTGCAGCAAATCAAAATTTTCCTGGACGGCCAATCCGTGGTCGCCATGAAGTTGAACGCGCTATGGACGAAAACACTAGCTGCAGGGGAGGTTATTTACGCCGCTGCGATCGGTGGAACCACCGGCGCCATGAAAGCCCTGCGTATCGCTATGCTGGCACTTCCGATAGTTGCGATTATTGCAGCCATCGCCGCCCTGGTTGCTGGTATCGCCTGGCTCATATCCGAGGAAGAAAAAGCGGAAAAGGCAAACGAAGCCCTTACGGTTTCCTACGAACGCCAGGCCGCCGTTTTCGAACGAACGATGAACAAACGCCAGCGGCTTATCAGCGAACAAATTGAACTTGCAAAAGCCCAGGGCAAAAGCGCCCAGGAAATCCACGCCCTCGAAATGAAGGCATTGGAGGAAGGCGAAATAAAACGGGTTGCCGCCGCCAAAATGGAAAAAAAGCTGATCGACGACCGTACGGTCCAATATTACCAGGCTTTAAAGGAGGAAAATTGGGAGTTGGCGAAATCGATACAAAAGGAGATCGAGGCGTCCCGTAACAAATACCTGGATTTGCGGTCCCTGGACGGCAAGTATAAGCACGACATGACGGTGGCGGAATTGAATTTCCAAAACGAGCAAAAAAAGATCAAGGACCAGGAGGTGGCCGATGCCAAGAAAAAACAGGATGAACTTGATAAACAGGCGGCCGAGGCTGCAAAGAAGCAAAACGAGGAAGCGAAGCGCCGCCGGGAAGAACGCAGGAAACGGGAAGCCGAAGAACTGGCATTGGAAAAGGAATTTCAAAATAAAATGCTGGACCTGGCCGTCGAGAATCTAACCAATGTAAGCCAGCGGGAAATCGCCGCGTTGTCCCTTCGCCAGCAGCGGGAAACCGAGGACTTTAAAACCAAGTACGGCAAACAGAAGGATTTCGCCAAACTCATGGACGAACTGCGTATAAACCAGGAGGCGGAAGTTATGGCCCTTATGGACAAACAGGAAAAGGACTACGACGCGAAGGAAGCCGAAAAGCTGAAAGCCAAACAGGAAAAGGAAAACACCGACCGAAAGGCCAAATTGGAAGCGGACCTAATCGCCATGCGCGAGGACCAAAACGCCAAATTTTTGCTGGACGTGGAATTGGCCGCAATGGAACGGGAATTCGCCCTGCAAAATAAAGAGTTGACAGCTGGGGAAATTGCGAAGATCGAGGAAACGTATAACGCTAAACTCGTGGACCTTAACGCAGAATTTGAGAAAAAGAAGCAAGCCCAAAACGCGGAGACAGCCGAAAAGCGTAAACAATTGGAGGACAACGTTTTCGCTGCGATACAAAACCTTTCCGATATTTGGTTCGCCATCAAATGGAAAAAGGACGACGAGGACGGAAAGAACGCGGAAAAACGCGCAAAGCAGCAATTCAAGATCAACAAGGCCATGCAGTTGGCTGGCGCCATTATCGACGGTTTCCGTTCGGTAACTACGGCCCTGGCATCCGCGCCGCCACCGGTAAACTTTGTCCTGGCTGCAGCGTCCGGATTGGCTGCAGCTGCAACCGTCGCAAAGATCGCGGCGACGCAATTCGAAAGCACATCCAGCGGCGGCGGAACCAGCGTTTCACCGCCTGCAGTTACACCGGCACAAGCCAGGCCACAATCCAACCCGTTCAACCAGGGGACCAGCCAGCAAACCAGCGGCGGTTCCGGAAACAATGGGGACGATGAGGACGACGATTCCAAACCGGGCAAAGTGTACGTGGTGGATTCAGACATTACCGGCGTGCAGCAAGCTACGAAGCGAGTTAAAGCTGTTTCGACGTTTGGATAAAACCGGTTACAACCGGTTATAAAGGGGGTGCATTGCATCCCCTTTTTTGTTGCTGCAGTCAGCTGGGATGTTTCACGGATTAAAGTTCTGAATATCATTTTAATAGATATGTTCCACGGATGCGAAAATGCACCATTATTTCCCGTTACATACTAACAGGTATGTATCCGATGTATAAGATAGTTGTTAACGAAAAGGACGAAACCGGCGTGGATTTTAACGCAATGGTGGACCGTCCGGCACACATGAAAGGCTGGATTTCTTTTTCAGACGCTGCGAACTACAGCGTTAACGAGGAAAAACGAATGGTTACGGGGGTTATGATCTCCGTAGGAACGCCAATTTATCGGCGCGATGATCAATACGGCGAACACCTGGTGATTTTCGACGCGAAAACCGTCGATGTAATTCGAAAAAAGTTCTTCAAAAACGGTTTTAATCAAAACCTCAATGCCATGCACGACGCCAACCAGGTGATTCGTGACGGTGTAACCCTTATCGATTCATACGTAATCAGCAATTCCGACCCAAAGATGCCCAAAGCACCTGCAGCATTTGACAAAATGCGCTTGATGGATGGAACTTGGATCGCTTGTTATTACGTCGAGGACGACCAGGTGTGGGCGGATGTTAAAGCAGGAAAATATACCGGTTTCTCCGTGGAGGGCTGGTTTGATAAACGGGCTATTAAGGCAAAAAATACAAACAAATTCGACAAAATGAGCGGAAAGAACAAAAAAACGATTTGGGACCGATTCGGAATTGGTTCTAAAAAAGAAACGTTTACCGAAGCTACGACCGCGGACGGCACTATCCTGTTTTACGAAGGTGAACTGGCAGTCGGTACGGCGATCACGGTAGAAGTTGAGGGCGAAAAGGTCCCAGCGCCGGAAGGTGAACACGAAGTCACCCTGGCAGACAGTACGGTTAAAATCGTAACCCTGGACGGAACGGGAACTGTTACTGAAATCGCGGATTTCATGGCGGAAGATATGGAGGACGCCGCAGCCGTTGGCGAACTTATGCGAGAAATCGTAACAGGGATCGACGAGCGTTTCAAAGCGACCGAAACATCCAACGCGGCAATTTTGAAGGCATTGAACGGCATTACTGCAGAAATCAACGCTTTCAAAAAAGACGGGAAATTCAGCGCGAAGCCACTAAAAACGGAGGAAGCGGCGAAAGTCGGATTCCGCGATATTTTGGCAAACGCAAAAAAGAAGCCAGTACAGAAGTAATTCTGCGCTGGGAGTGAATAATCTTTTAAATCTCTAAAAATGAGTTTAAAAACACAACTGAAAGAAAAATTTGGATGGGACGTTACCGCGCTACCTGCGTGGTCCGACAATACCATGCCGAACGTTGTTACCGACCTTGTGGGTAACTCCGAGTTCCTGGATATGCTGACCTTAGAGGAAGGCGTAAAAGGGTCGAAAGAAATTTCCCTGTTGTCTGCAAATATCAAGCTGCAGGCAAAGGCCAACTGTCAGCAGTCCCCGGATGGCGCCGTGGTGTTTACCGAAGTGGAACTGAAAACGAAACCTTTGTACGCAGGTATCAAGTTTTGTAACGAGGACCTTAACGGAAAGATCACGCAGATTTTGAACGTGTTGGGAATGAAGCGCCAAAACGGACAGTTGCCGGCGGAATTGGAGGACATTATTATGGCCTACCTGTTGAAAATCCTGCAGCGCAAAGCGCAACGCCTGGTCCTTTTGGGCGACACTATGTCGATGGATCCGGAATTGCTTTTGTTCGATGGCCTGGTAAAGATCATCGACACGAACGCGGATGTTGTCGAACTGGTTTCCACTGAAACGGAGATCAACGCCACGAACGGGTATAAAATCGCGTTCGAAATGTACAAAAACGTAAACGCCGAACTTTGGGACGATGAAATCCCGGTTTACCTGTTTACCGGCCGTACGGAAGCGCTGAACATCCTGGAAGCGTGGAATTCTGCCAACCCGTACAACGTGGTGGCGATCGAGGAAGTAGGTAGCCACATGCGTTTCACGCTGCCATTGTCCGGAATTGAGGTTATGACCCTTCCGGAATTGAACGGCAAAAACAAAATGTACGCGATCCCGTTGTCGCTTACATTCCTGGGAACTGATTTGATCGAGGACGTAAGTTTCGAAATCAAATACGACGACTACAACGACGAACTGAAAGCGGAAGCAAAATTCCGTTTAGGTACTCAAATCATTTGGGGAAAATACTTCCTACGTCTCAAACTTGCTGCATCCTAACCATGTGCGAGTTGACAGCAGGATATAACAAAGTGTGCGATTCCGTCGGAGGAATCGACACTTTGTATTTGTTTTCCGTGAAGGACAGTAACGGAGTATCCAATTACGAAACGCTTACGGTTGCAGCCGGCGCCGTAACAGCGCTTACGCTGAAAGCCGGGAAATATGCGTGGCCTTTCAATGTCGAAATGGAAACGGCGACGTTTACGGACGAATCGATCGGCGACCGGCCAAACGGTGCAGCTGCGAGAAATCAATCGGCTACGGTGATCCTACACGGCAACACGCCGGAAATGATCGTACAGATTGAAAACCTTACCAAAGGCCGCACGGCGCTAATCGCCAAACTGGTGGACGGCACGTACGAAGTTCTGTTTTTGAAAAACGGCGCAAAGGTGGCGGATTCCCGCACACCTGGGACCGCATACGAGGACATGAACGGCAATACGCTGACGTTTACAGGTAAGGAACGAAACAAGGCGCCTAAAATTGACAGTGCGATCGTGCTGGCATTGCTGGCCCCGGCTTCTTAATTTTTCAAAGAAAATCGAAAAGGGAAAGTTAGTCGCTTTCCCTTTTTTTAAACCTCATCAAATGAACACGATTTTTATTAAAGGATTCGGCCATGTTGACGACAACGAAGCGAACCGGGAATTACTGATTAAACAAGGCTTGAAAAATGATTCTCCTAAAGAAAAACCAGCTAAATCGCTTCGCGCTAACGTTAAGCGAATTGGCGTTACCGGATCTCCCAAATAATTGGTTACTCCGGTTCGTGGACGAACAGTCCGAAAGTTACGAGTACCTGGTCCAGCTGCCGGATGTGGCGCCACCAAACCAGGATCGATATAACATGTTCGTTCTTATCGAAGGTTTGGACCTTACGTTCGACGTGCTGGGGGATTATCAGTATTTCGCCTATCAAATGCCGGACAATACGATCGAGTGGCGAAAAGGCCACGAAGTTGAGCGCGGGAAAATGCGATTAATCGACGTTCCGCAACCAGTACCAACGTTCCGAGTGGACAAAACAACGCAAGTTTATGACGTCAGTTAAAAATAAACCAAAGACACGCACAAACGCATCCACGCGGACGACTGCAGCGGCGGTTCCGGAAAAACGGACCACGGCCAACGTGAAAACCATTTTCCGCGAAGTCGTGAAGCCCGAACCAACGGAAAAGGTGGGAGCGCGTGGCGAAATCAAGTGGGGCGAATTTAATTTGCACCCTCAATTTTTGAACGGACTGTACTACGACAACCCGGTGCATGGCGGGATTATCAACCAAAAGGTAAAATTCATTACTGCAGGCGGAATTCGCGTCGAAGGTGCGGACGATACGGTCCTGGAAAATGGCGACGGCATGTACACCATTATGGAAGTGGTGGAAGGCGCGGCCCTGGACTTTGAGATCGGCGAAATTAATACGATCCTATGGACACGAAACCTTTCGACCGATTTGTGGGAATGCGAGGCGATCGGCTTCGAACTTATCCGCGCGACCGAGGACGGGATTTTTTACGAATATTCCAACGATTGGGGCAAAGGTCAGCAAAGCATTGAAAAAACGGGATACCGATTAATTAAAGCGATCGAGCGTGTAAACATGGCCCCGGTTGACCAGGGCGGCGACACCGAATGTTTAATGGTTTGCATGACCAGGCCAAAGCAGCGAATTATCAAAGGGAAAGAACTTACGAAATCGTATTACCCGTTCCCGAACTATTCCGGTGCTATCGTTCCGATTATGACCTCCATTGAAATGGATTTCTTTTCCCTTTCGGAAGTCGTGAACGGATTCAAAGGCGGTACGTTGATCAACCTGGCGAACGGGATTCCTGAAAGCGAGGAAAAAGAGGACGAAATTATCGACCGAATCAAAGGTGAAGCGACCAGCCGTAACCGTCAAGGCGGGTTAACGGTGACTTTCTCCGATGGTAAGGAAAGGGCGCCAACGGTGGAGCAAATCAACGGCAACGACCTGGATAAACGATATTTGGAGGCTGGAAAATCTGCCATTCAAAAAACAATGATTGCACACGGGGTTATTTCCCCGGCGCTTTTCGGCGTCCTATCCGAAACGATGTTCGGTTCCAAAGAGGAAATGGAAATCGCTTATACGATGTTCCAGGAAAACTATGTTACCATTCGCCAACGGAACCTTATCGCGCCAATGAATTGGGCTTTGAAAAAGCTAAACGGATTCACCGGTAAACTGGTCATGGACGCGTATGTGCCTGCCATTCTCAAACCTGCAGAACCTACAACGGCGCAAATGGAAAAGATGTCCGAGGACGACACCGAACGCATTATGGACCTGTTTTCGAAGGTTGGGACCGAAACGTCCACGCTTAAAGTATTTCACAGCGCCCCGTACACGGTGTTCACCGACAACGAAAAGGATTTCACGGACCAATTTATCGCCGGAAGATTTGCTGGCCTTACAGACGAGGAAACGACCATTATTCGCCTGGTCAAAGAGGGCAAAACATACCAGGAAATCGTAAAGGAGATCGGAAAGGGCGGAATGTATCTTTCGAAAATCCTTTTCCGCCTAAAGGACGACGGTTATTTGAAGGGCTGGGAGATCACAGACAAAGCGGCCAAAATAATTTCGGATCCGTCGGAAATGCGGGTTATGTATTCCTACGAAGAAAAGCCGGGAATTCCCCCGCTGGTTGGTCCATCGTCCCGTCCGTTCTGTAAATTCCTGCTGGACCAAAACAGGCTTTACACACGCCAGGAGATCGACGCCATTTCCGCCAAAATAGGCCGCGACGTGTGGTCCTACCGTGGCGGATGGTATCACAACCCGGTAACAAAGCGTACGACCGAATCGTGCCGCCACATTTGGAAACAAAATATTGTACTTGTAAACAAATAATGCCATGCTGAAAGCACCGTTTTTTATAGACCTGGACACCGTTAAATCGGTTGGATTCAATAACAAGAATGTCGAAAACTCATTACTGGCTACAGTGTTGCGACGCGTCCAGGATGTTGTATTGAAACCTGTTATTGGACGGAAGTTGTATAAACGACTGTGTGAAGGAATCAGAAATACAGCTGCGAACGTTCCCGGCGGCCTGAATGCCAACGAAACTATTTTGCTGCAGGACTACATTTCCCACTTTCTTATCGCATCGATCGACGTTAGGTCCGTCAACGCCCTGCGTTTGGAATTGAGGTCCAAAACGTCCGGGAAATCACACGATGAGTATATCGAACCGCTTACGGAATCCGAATCCCTTATGATGTCGGACGACCTGCGTAGGGACCGTGAAGTGTACCGGGACGACCTCATCGACTACCTCAAAAAAAACAGCGATCTTTATCCGGAATACGAAAACCCGGATTGCGGAATTAACGGACGACCTGATCGCGGCGCCCCAAAAACAAACATAAGATTCAGATAATGAAGTTAGAACTTAGAAAAAAGACACGCGACACGTTAACGAAGTATTTCCATGAAAAAAAGCACAAACAAACTACGGTTAGAACTCGAAGCAATCCAGGAATTTCACCTGCAGCTAAATAGTTTCTTTTGGGGGGATTTCCTGCGTGCAATCAAAAAGGATTCGGTAAAAACCACGGAAATGTATTCGCCAACCGGCGATTTACTTCCGGTTTCCGACGTGTTGCCCGAAGGTGTGAATTACCCGCTTATGTGTTGCTACTATCCAAACGGTTCGATGCTTAAAACGCAGTTGCTAATCCCGATTACGATCATTATCGCAGACAAGATTTTCAAGGATTGGAGCAATTTAAACGACGTCGAATCCGATACGCTGCAGATTTGCCGGGACATTTACAAGGTAATGAGTAGTTCCCCCAGGTGGCAAAGGATTGGCCGGATTGAAGGCTTTACCAACATTACGAAGTTTATCGATAAATCGGCGGATGAAACGGCCGGGCATACAATGATTGTCCAATTCCGTTTAAGGGATTCAGATTCGATTTGTGACATTCCAATGCCTGGTTACAACATGGACGAATCCGATATAATTATCCCTGTAATCTCTTAAAAAAATGTGCGAATTAATAGACGGATATAACAAGGTTTGCGATACCGCTGGTGGGATCGAAACCATTTTCCTGTTGTCAGTCGTTGACGACAACGGGGAAAGCAATTACGAATTTATAGACATCGAGGACGGCGAAATCGTCGATATGGAAATGAAGCCGGGGAAGTATGCCTGGCCCTTTGTTATCGAAATGGAAACGGCGACGTTTACGGACGAATCGATCGGCGACCGACCGAACGGTGCAGCTGCGAGAAATCAATCGGCTACAGTGATCCTGCACGGCAACACGCCGGAAATGATCGTTCAGATTGAAAACCTTACGAAAGGCCGCACGGCGCTAATCGCCAAACTGGTGGACGGCACGTACGAAGTTCTGTTTTTGAAGAACGGCGCGAAGGTGGCGGATTCCCGCACACCAGGGACCGCTTACGAGGACATGAACGGAAATACATTGACGTTCACAGGTAAAGAGCCACAAAAAGCCCCGAAGATTTCGGCGGCGGTTATCCTTTCCCTTTTGGATCCGGTGGCATTCTCGGAATTTACAGACGAATTTAACTTTGAATTTAACTAATTAAAAAAACAATCATGGCACCACCAATTAAACAAGATGTAAGGGACGCAATCGCCGCGCTGATCGTTTCCGGAATTGAAAACGGCGTTTCAGCTGCAGACATTCGCGAAGCAACGGACCAAATTATCGATACGTTCGTGTTCAACGGACAAAACCCAGCGATTCAAATCGATGTCGTGGACGGAATTTCCCCGGATATAGCACACAGTTTTAAATTAGGCGACCGGCTTCTAAATAAAGTAAGTGTATTCGGCGAATTCGACATCGTATTCCAGGGACAAATAACAAACTTCGTTTTAAATGAAGGTTGGGAATTGCTTGTTGATGGCGAACAAATACTGTACATTGACACCACCGGATTTTCGGGAAATGTAAACGATTTTATAGGCACATTTCTACCTGCGCAACTATCTCCGACCGCATGGTCGATTAGTAATGTAGGCGCGGGAACCTTCAATTTGACCGTAGGCAACGCATCCGTACCGACGGGAACCCCTGTAAAATTTGGCCCCGTAGATGGTTCAATGTCGCAACAAAATGTAAACCCGTTGACTGTTATTTCTTCCGGAACCCTTGTCGCAAAAACGGGTTTTATCAGGAACGACGGGTCTGTTATGTCCCTTTCCTACGAATCCGGTGCGGGTGCAACGAACGGGATCGCTTCAACGGCTGACGGTGTAGTGGCTGCAGGTCGAAAAATTATCTTCGTTACTGATGGAAATGCGGACGATCCGTTCGAACAGCCGGTCGCCGGTTCCCTCGAATGGTCAATCGACAGCGGAAACAACAAAAATTTGAAACTTGTTACAACTGATAATAACCACGGTATTTTGTGGCAATACGGCGTAACAATGGAAATGCGCGTGGCTGATTCACCAGTGTACCAATACGACCCAGGAGGAACGAAGATTGGCAACACGAACCAGGGCCACTTAATGTTCGGTAACATGTCCGGGCCGCAATCGTTTGTCGTTACTGACCTGGACGGATTCACGCCTATTTTCAAGGTCACGCCTACGGAACAACGAGCCTACACGCCTGCGGTATTCCAGGAAGCCGTAACCCTGTATGGACCGGTTCAATTTTTCGCCGGTTACAAAGCGTTTTATTCAGTGTATGCAGACAACACGGCGGCGCTTGCTGGCGGCCTTACGTCCGGGGAACATTACCGTACTGCAGACGGAACCGTTAAAGTCGTTTTCTGATGGAATTATTGAACAAATTCAAATCGATTATTATCGGTTACATTATCTCGCTGGGGATGAATCCCACGGCCGTGGAAATGTTGGCTTACCTCATCGCCTTGGATATGGCGTTCGGGACCGTCAAAGCGATGGCCCTGGGAAAAGCGCTTTCCGGGCGTATTTTCCTGGCCGGCCTGTTTGTGAAATTACTTTTCATTTTCCTACCGATGTCAATCGCATTCATGGGAAACGGGATTGGCTACAAAATGACGCCATTCGTAACGTTGTGTATGTGCGTATTGATCGTAAACGAAAGTATTTCCATTTGGTCCAACTTCATTTCGATACGGACGAAACGGGAAATAGAAACATTTGATTTAATAACCGTCTTTTCGCTTCTTTTCCGGGATTTCCTGGTTACAAAAGGAGGCGAATTACTAGACAAATTCAAAAAAGCAAAGAAATGAAAAACGATAAAATTGTGGCGATCGCCATGTCCTATGTAGGGCAAACCGAGATCAAAGGAAACCAGGGTTTCAAGGACAAAGCGTTCGAAAAAAAAATGGTGGCCGTAGGATTTAATAAGGGCGACGCCTGGTGTGCGTATTTTGCCGAACTGGTATGGAAGGAAGGCGGCCAGGAATCCAAAACGTTCAGCGCGTCCGCCTGGATTACAGCAATGAAATTTCAGGCTGCAGGTTACGAGTGGTCCGGCGTACCGGTTCCCGGCGCTTTGGTGGTGTACCGGTCGTTCAAAAACGGGAAACCGCTTGCAACCGGCCATATCGGAATCGTAACCGAAGTTACGGCCGACGGTTTCAAGTCCGTAGAAGGCAACACGAGCGCATCCGGAAGCCGTGAAGGGACTTTAGTAGGGTTGCGCGAACATTCGTTCCGCTGGTCCGAAAATAACGGCTTACGTTTAATGGGATTCGTTTATCCGAAATAAATGTTACATTTGTAAGCCATAATAAATGTGTTTTAGATTTATACGTCAAAGCCCTGGATTCGTCCAGGGCTTTTTCCGTTCATACCATTTTGCAACCGTTCATCATTTTGACGCGAAATAGTTAGCGTTGATTCAAAAAGAGTAGTTATATTTGCTCAACACAAAACGAACACATTTTATTATGAAAAAGCACTTTATTTGTTTGGTCCCAATGGCGGGAAATTCAATTGGCCTTATGGGTCAACACAGCACACACCAACCGGATGCACAGGCCGCGGAAGCGTGGGCGGCTGGACGATTCAAGCCAGGATTGGAAATTGCAATCGTCAACATGGACGACGACCACAACGGCGCCTTTTCCCTCGATTCAGAAGTCGCAAAAGCCATTCATTTGGACACCGCAAAGGTATTAGCATATTGAAGAAACGGGGGGCGCGTATCCGGTCAACGCGCATTAAACATTTATTTATTATGGGATTACACATTGTAATTTTGAAAAATGAGGAACGCGGCGTGGCTGTTTGCGTTAAACCGGAACTGGAAACCGAGTTCCGCGCCGAATTCAGGGAGGCGCAACTAAAAAAGTGGGAATTCGACCGTTTCGGCGTTCGATTCGATCACGACGCCGGGTTCATCGAGGTACAGAACCAACCGGTTGAATTCGTCCGTAAGGAAATCAAGGAAGTTTATGAAACCCCGCTAGAAGGCTTAAAGGCCAGGTTGGAACATATTTTCCCAGGATCAAAAGCGGACATTCACGAGGCAAAAGAAACGGTTTCGATCGTCCAACCTCTTATCGACGGATCCGAATTGCTGCAGCTGGCCGAATTAAAAATGGTTTGCAAATCAATGATGATCAAACCAGGCGTTTCAAACTCCGGACGACCTGCAAAATTTGTAACAATCACAGTTAAGTAACCCAATTCCCCCGGCGCAATCCGGGGGATAATTCCAATATTATGAAAAAAGAATTCACATTTTATTTTTCCGTTTTCGACAAGAAAATGAAAGTTACGGTTGAAGCGGAAAGCCTCGACGAAGCGGGACGCCTATTCGCTGAAAAGCTGGCCCGGAATACGGAAATCGCGATGGTGAAAGAACGCGTGGAAATCGACGCGGACGACCTGAAAAACCACCCAGGACGCGAAGGTATTCCGCCGGAAGTGTTGGAGGCGATGGACATCGCTATGGAAACGGTGAATTTTGCCGTTGCCATGAACCGCCGCGTTAATGAGTTGAAAAAGAAAAAGGAGGCAGCCAGCCGCACGAAATAACCCATTCCCCGGTCGCATTGAACCGCGCCGGGGAATCTAATTTAAAATCAAATCAATGTCACAATCAAAAGTAAGTGTTAAGGACTTGACGTTAGGCCAGGCGTACATCGTTTCGCCTGGCGTCGTTGGCGTTTTTACCCAGGTCGGAGAAACGAAAGGGTTTGTTTGCAATCCGTCGTTTGTAGGATTCAAAGGCAAACAAATGGGGGTCGTTGTCCCCTTCCAAAAAACTGGACAACATTCGTTAAAATTCGTCCAGTTCCCGGATAATGAACAGTTCGCGGAATACGACGGTAAATTGTATTGATATGGAGGAATCACCAACACTAAAAGCCGGACAAATTTTTGCCCGAATCAATCCTGAAAAACGGGAATTGGAGTTTAGCAACGGGAACGGATGGCATAAACGAAAATTACTTTCCATAGATTTCACGGTTAAAAAATGCTTTAAAACGGATAGTCCAGGGACACGCAGAAAAACGTATGCCTGGGAGTTTATGCGCGAAGTTCCACCGGCGCGTAAAATGACCGTAGAAGAAATCGAGAATGAATTTAATGTTAAAATAATTTTTTAATGATGGAAAAAGCATTGGTAAACACCACCGGGAAAGCCGGTACACTGGTTGAAATGTTGCTGGTCAAATTCGGCATTTCAAAGGGAGAATTCGCGAAACGCCTGGACATGGTTTCCAGCAGCGTATCCCGCGCATTAAAAAGCGAAACAATGGAATACAAAACCCTGGAAAGATACGTTAAGGCGATCGGTTGCACCTGCGAACCGTCCGGCGATACGGTGATCATTTACAGGGACGAACAATACGTCGATTCATTCACGGTCAACGGAATGATGGAAACCGGGAAACATAACCCAAATTTCAAAACAGCATGAAAAAAGTAATTTTAAAAACGCTTACGTATCAGAATTTTAAAGGAATTCGACATTTGGTCCTGGACCTAAACGCGGACGTAACGAACATCGTCGGGCCAAACGGCAAAGGTAAAACGACCGCTGCAGACGGTTATCACTGGCTTGTCACTGGCAAGAATTCAGCGGACGAGGCAAAATTCGGAATCAAAACCACGGACAAATCCGGCGCGGTTATTCCGGATCTTACGCACGGAATGGAGGGCGTATTTATCTGCGAGGGCGTGGAAACCACATTCCGCCGCGAAGTGATCGAAAAGTGGTCCAGCGTGAAAGGTGACGCCGAATTGAAAAACAAGTCCAACGAGATTTCGTACTATGTCAACAACAACAAAGTTCCTGCAGCTGAATACCAGCGGGAAATAGCCGCGTTGATCCCGCCGGACCTCATCAAAATAATTACGGACCCGTTATATTTCAATTCCGAATCGTTCGCCTGGAATAAGCGTTTAAGTGTTTTGCTTAAAATGGCTGGGGACATGCCGGAAGAAATGTTTATCCAGGGATTGAAACCATTGTACGCCGATCGCCTTCGCCAGCTGATGGCCGAAAGTTCGGATCTGGCAAAGCATAAAACGAACATCGCCGGCAAACTCAAAAAGTTGAAGGAAGAAAAAACAGCCCTTCCAATCCAGCACAAGGAAGTCGAGCGCACGCACTCGCTACACGCCGGAAAGGATTTCCCAGGGATTGAGGCGGCGATCGTCAAAAAACAATCGGAACTTGAAAGCATCGACACCCGTATAAACGATTTGAACCAGGGGCAAAACCAAAAGTTTGAGGAAATCAGCGGCCTAAAGCAACGAAAGTTCGAGTTGGAACAACAGCTGCAGACGCTTACAAACGACCTGAACACAAAGCACAACGCCGGACTAAATAGCCTCATCCAATCCAAAGGCGAAAAGGAATCCATTGTCCTGCAGCTGCAAACGAAATATAACAACCTGGTCGATTCCGTCGCCTCTTTACGTGGAAACATTTCGGCCAACACTACCAAGCTGGACCAGGTGCGAAAGGATTGGGAAACTGAAAACGCGAAGGTTTATGAATTCAATCCAACGGCCACCCATTGTTCCACATGCCAGGCAGCCTATACAGCCGAACGCCTGGAAAGCGAACGCGTGAACGGCCAAAGCAGATTCGACACCGCGAAGCAAACGGAACTAAATCGAATCCTGGGGATCGGTGAATCTCTTAAATCCAGGATTTCGGAAGATAATGCAGAACTGGAAAAGTTGCTGCCGGAAATGAACGGATTACCTGGCAAACTCGATACTGCACGCTTTGACGCTGCGAGTTTCGATACGCACATCGCCGAACATTCCCAAAAGGTCCGCGAAGTATCCCAGGAGGAAAAGGACCTGCAGGCGCAAATCGCCGCGATCGTGGTTCCGGAAATCGGGACCGTGGATACCACACACCAACAGCAGTTAAAAAAGATCGTCCAGGAGGAAATCGACAAGTTGAAAACGGAACTTTCCAGCAAACAAACTTTGATCGACGCCGAATCCAGGATGAAGGAATTAAAGGACCTGCAGCGCCAAAACGCGCAACAAATCGCGGACCTCGAAATCTCCGAAGATTCGATAAACCTATTCAACAAAATGAAGGCCGAAACGATCCAGGAGAAAACGAACGAATTGTTCCGCGCCTTTCCGCTGAATCCAGGGACCGGCGAACCACCGATTTACATTACTTACAAAATGTACGATAGCCAGTACAACGGAGGCGAAGCGGCGACGTGTGAATGTATGGTCGATGGCGTGGCATACAAGGACCTGAACCACGCACAACGGGTAAACGCTGGCCTGGCTTTCATTAATGCGGCAACGGCGTTCTATGGCTGCAGCGCCCCGATTATGATCGATTCCAGGGAAAGCGTTACAGCGATCATTCCGACCGTTTCCCAGGTGATCAACCTGGCCGTATCGGAAACCGAGACATTTAAAGCACATTTTAATTTATAATCAGATGAGTAGCAACACAGAATTAGAGCAAAAGAAAAACGAGGTTTCGATCTCCGAACGATTCATGAATCAAATAACCGCGTTGTTCACTTCCGACAACGGGGCGCCGAATGTAACCGAGTTCCAAAAACGGCTTATCCAGGGTTATTTCGTCCGCATTGATACAATGCTAAAGGATTTGGAAATTAAACGCCTGGGGACGCAGGAAAGCCAACGCAGTGCATTATCGTACACCTGGTCCAATATCGATTTACCAAAGTTGGCGCCCCAGGTATTCGCGTTTTCCTCCATTGGCCTGGATGCAACCCAAAAAAACCAGGTACACCCGGTCGCCAGGCCGAACGCTTCGAAAACAAAATACGAAGTTGCGCTGGAAATAGGTTACGAAGGTTTGGAGATCAAGGCCAAAAAGTACGGATTGGATGTTCCGGACGACGTTGTGGTGGAACTTGTGTACGCAAACGACAAATTCAAGATTATCAAAAAAGACAAGAACAACGAATATAATTCCTACATTTTTGAGACGTCGGAAAACCCGTTCAACCGTGGCGAAGTAGTCGGCGGATTCTACTTTCACCAGTATATCAACAATCCCGAAAAAAATAAAGTCCGCGAATTTTCAAAGGCTGCCATTGACAAGCGTAAACCAAAGTACGCCGCGACCCAATTTTGGGGCGGATGGTACGACGAAATGGCATACAAAACCGTAAGGCGTGCCGCCTGGGGTGTTATCCCTATCGATTCCAAAAAGATCGACGACGAGTACATGCGTTTCCTGCAGGCCGAACAGGAGGCCAAAGAAATTTCCGAAATTCCGGAACCGAACGCAGCGGACCAGGTTCGCGATGAGATCGCCAGCGAAGCCAACACGGAAAATATTTCCTTTGAGATCGTGCCGGAAGGTCCAGGCGAACCGGTTACGGCCACCGCTGCAGCCGAACCCGTCCAATCCGCTATTACATTCGGTCCCCCAGCTGAACCAGGTAAACAACAAACGGCCCCATTCTGATGAGGTTAAAAGTTGTCGGGACCGGTTCGTCCGGTAATGCTTACATCCTGCAGGCCAAAGATGGCGCCGCGCTTCTTATCGAGTGCGGCGTCCGCTTTCGGGAGATCAAAGCCGCCCTGGATTACGACATTACGAACGTGGTCGGATGCCTGGTAACGCATGAACATGGCGACCACGCGTCGAGCGTTGGCGATTTGGCTTACGCCGGTATCGACATTTTTATGTCTGCAGGTACAAAAAAGGCCCTTAATTTGGGGCCATCCTTTACCGCCGTAGAGCCTCTTAAAATGTTTTCCGTCGGTCCATTCACCTGTATGGCTTTCAAAGTAAAGCACAACGCAGCGGATCCGGTGGCGTTTATGATCCACCACCCGGAAAGCGGAAACGTTCTATTTGCTACCGATACTTATTACCTACGGTACAAATTCCCCAACCTCAATAATATTATCATTGAGGCGAATTATTGCGAAAAGATAGTCGAGCGCCAGGAAACAACGTCGAACTACCTTTCGCACATGTCGATCCAAACGTGCTTAAAAACGCTTGCTGCAAATGATTTGACCAAAGTAAACAACATCGTTCTTATTCATTTGAGCAACGGAAACAGCCACGCACGGGATTTTAAACAGCAGGTTGAACGATCAACTAACAAAACGGTTTTTGTCGCTGATAACGGCCTGGAAATCGATTTGAATAAAACACCTTTTTGAAATGGGAAAAATTGAAAATTTGCAGGTTCGAATCCTGTCAAATATCAGATATGAAAATAAGCGAATGGCCCGGACTTATAATTGGGTTTTGGTCCGCGATTACATCATGTCCGGCACAAGTACCGCCGGTCGTACATCGTGCATTCGTCATTGTGAACATTTAGGGATTGACCCATACGGATACATGGTCGATTATCCCAGCAGCTACGAACCTGCTATATCGGTCGATTTTAACGGCCTTCGCTGCAGTACGGCTTACGCCCTGGACGGTGTGATTAAGACATTAAATTCTGCATTGGTTCCCTGGGACGATTCGCCCAACTGTGAATCGGAATTACACATCGACGACGTGGAGCGCCTGCAGGACCAAATCGATAACCTTCGCGGCAATGTTTGGACTTTGTTGTGTTGCTTCGATCCCGATAACGAAAATTACAAACCTGTATTCGATGAGGTGGACCGAAACGGCGGCCTGCGTGAATTCAACCCTAAACGATTTGCAGATGAATAGGGACCTATTCGGCGATCCAATTCCGGAACCGGTACTGGACGACAAGGGCAAAGAACGGAAGGCCCCGAACAACGCAGCGATTCGCACGCACGCAGGATTTATAAGCCAGTACGGTACAACTCCGGACCAGCGTTGTAAGAATTGCGCTTTACTTGGTTACAAGCAATTCGCAAATAAGTACTTTCGTTGTACGATGCAAAGTCCCCAGGCTATCGATGCGGCGGGACCGGCAAACGATTGGCGGGCCAACTGGCAGGCGTGCGGTAAATTTCAATTCGAAACGCCATGACGGACCGGGAAATCGAGAAACTAAAACCCTGGCTGGCGTTGTTTTGCGTCGGCTGCATTATTTTTTTAATTGTCAGATTATGTTACATGAACTAAAAACACACCCCGCGCCATTTTCCGCCGTGTGGGTTGGATTGAAAAACTTTGAAGTTCGACGAAACGATCGTAATTACAAAGTGGGAGATACTTTACTACTGAAAGAATATTTCACCGGCGAACCAGGTCCGGGGAACCCTGCAGGCGAAGGCCGTTATTCAGGCGACGAAATTACGGCCGAAATAAAATACATCCTGGAAGGCGGCCAATACGGAATCGAAAAAGGATTCGTTGTAATGGGAATAGTTACGAATCAAAAAACTACACGCGATGGCAAAGAATAAACCGGGGTTCGTCCTTTACAATGATCAGCGGGAACAATTCGACGCCCTTACGGATGAGGAAGCCGGCAAACTGATAAAGCATACATTCGCATACGTGAACGATGAGAATCCAGTTACCGACGATCCAATGGTCCGTATTTCCTTTATCCCTATCAAAAACCAGTTAAAGCGTGACTTGAAGAAATACGAGGCAACCGCCGAAAGATCAAGGAACAACGGAAGTAAAGGAGGTCGACCACGTATCGAAAACCCAGCAGGTTCAAACGATAACCTAGAAAACCCAGCGGGTTATTTAGAAACCCAGGACGTAAAAAAAGAACCTGGAAAACCTGTTACAGATAAAGTAACAGATACAGTTAAAGAGAAAGTAACAGTTACAGAAGAAGTACATACACCGGACAAACCTAAACGGTTCGTCCCGCCCACGCTGCAGATGGTTACGGATTATTGTTTGAAAAGGAATAATTCAGTTGTACCAGCTGCATACATGGCACACTACGAAAGTAACGGTTGGATGGTCGGTAAAAACAAAATGAAAGATTGGATGGCCGCCGTTCGCACCTGGGAGAATAACAACATTAATAATACGAGAAATGGACAACAATTTGCCAGCCAATCAAAAGACGAGCGTATCGATAGTGAAAGCCGAGAATTTGCAAAATCAGTTGTTGCGGAGGTTGCAGTCGAATGGGACCCAAGCGACGCTTTCGGACTTGACGCGCGGGACGAACAGTCCCCAAATCCGTGACATCCAAAACGTGGAGGTTGTGGCGGAAAAACTTTCCAAAGCCCTATTAACGATTTGCGAGGTTTATTACGGGATCGACACCGCGTTGGTTTCCCGCGAACTTCGTAAAGCCTGCATAAAGGAAATTCATTCCAAATATGGTTCGCTTACATTCGATGAGGTAATGTATTCATTCGAGCGGTTGCCAATCGAAAAGACGTCCAGGAAAGATATTTCCAAAGGCGAATTAATGGCGCCGATCGTTCGATGGTTCACCCTCAAACAAAAGATTCGCAACGAGCGCCAACGCATCGTACAGGAGATCGAACAGGAGGAAGCCGGGGAAATCGCCCGTGTGAAATTCCTTTCCGAAGCCAGGCACATATTGAAAGAATCGGTAAAGCGTGGCGAATGGCTGGGAACTCCTTTCCACGCCAACGTTATCTACCGGGAACATCTGTACAGAATTCCCCCAGCGATCCGGAAACAATACGCGGACCAATCTAGGATCGACCGGTCCAACCTGAACGCGTACGACCTGGTGGCGCTCAATGAGGGACGAATATTCGCAAACAAAGTAATTACCCACCTGGTTGGTTGCGCTATCTGCAGGAACTACAACCGGGACTTAATTTTAAAATCGCATGAATTCAGCAATTCAAACCATAGAACAAAAGCTGCACAAACTGGAAGTGGAAAAACGGATTTGGGAAAAGGAACCCAATCGCGACGAATCGTTGATTGAACAGGTTGAAATCGATATCGAAGAACACGAACTGGCATTTAAATTTATTAAACAATTTAACCGATAATGTGGAGTTATTACGGATCAAAAACGAACATTGCACACCAGTACCCAAAGCCGCAATTCAATACTATAATCGAGCCATTCGCCGGCGCTGCAAAATACAGCCTGGAACATTTCGAAAACGATGTTACCCTGGTTGACAAGGACGAAACGGTTATTAAGTTGTGGCAATGGTTACAGCGCTGCAGCGTGAAAGATATAACCAGTTTACCCAGGATGAAAACCGGCGAACTCACAAGCGATTATTGTTTCGACTGCGAGGAACAAAAAATACTTATGGGGTTTCTCATCGGCTACGGCCTTACTTATCCGGCAAACAAGGCCAGCCCCTCTTTGTCCGAACGCCCCGGAAGGCTGGAACATTCGATAAAAATTATTTCCCAGCAGCTGCACAAAATACGCCACTGGAATATTTACGCCGGATCCTATGATCAGATAGACAACAAACGCGCTACCTGGTTCGTCGATCCACCTTACCAGGTTGGCGGCCATTCGTACCGTGAATCGAACCGGAACATTGATTTCAAACACCTGGCGGATTGGTGTACGTCCAGGGAAGGCCAGGCGATCGTATGCGAGAATAACCGGGCGGATTGGTTGCCATTCATTCCAATGGTGCAGGCACACGGCGCAAAGGGACGGAAACAATTCGAATGTATTTGGTCCAATGTCCCAACCATATTCCACAACCAGCAGTTGGCCTTATTGTAGCCACTCATCAAACAATAATACCGCTCATCATTCAAACGCTAAATTATTAGCGTAGGTTATGGGTAATGCTTAGTTTTGAATCAAATATTATTTATTATGTATCAATCAGTAATTAAAACATCACGCCATAAATGGCAAAAAAAGAACCTTGTAACCATAGGTAAGAACGGAAAGCAATTCGACGAAATGGTGTGCGAAAACTGTGGAATGAAAGGGAAAAGATATGGTTTCGAAACCGTTGAAGTTTCAGGAAAATACAGCAGTAAAAACGCTTTTCTATGCCCGAAGGCAGAATCTTACAAAGATGTTAAAAGTATAACAGTAACGAATTGCAAAGGATTTGGAACCCATTTTTCCAACTTAAAGACAGGAACCGTTCATGCTGTAGTTAGTCCGCCAGCTGGGTATAAAAATGACGGTAAAGGCGTTTGGGTTATGGGCGCCGAAAATGAACCTGTGTTATTGTTAAATGGTGAATTCAATGAAAGCGAGTGAACTAACGCACGGTTCCGTTTTCTCCGGAGTTGGTGGGTTTGATATTGCAGCTGAACAGGCTGGATATGAAAATCTTTTTCACTGCGAATGGAATCCATTTGGACAACAAATACTTAATTATTATTGGCCGAAAGCCCAAAGTTATGAAGACATCAGCAAATCAGATTTCACTATTTGGCGAAACCGAATCCGCGTACTTTCCGGCGGTTTCCCTTGTCAGGACGCCAGCCAAGCTAAACAGGACGGCAAAGCTAAACAGGACGGCAAAGGTCAACAGGGGCTTGAAGGTGAAAGAACAGGACTGTTTTTCGAAATGTGTAGAGCTATTCGAGAAATCCAACCGGACTACGTTGTCGCCGAAAATGTGGCAAATATTCTTAAAACTAACGGCGGAAAGGACTTTGGCCGAATACTCACCGAATTGGCCGCAATGGGGTATAATGCAGAATGGCGAGTTTGTCGAGCGTCAGAAGTCGGTGCGCCCCACCATCGCGCACGCCTCTATTTGGTTGCTTACTCCAACCGCATCAGACTACAAAAGGGACAAACTTTCTTTTCCTATGTTCGCGAAACGTCTACACAGGTCCCCTGGATGTTTAGCGGAACATCTGTACAGACTTTTCGGGGCGGTCCCTGGCTCGATGAACCCCCGGTTTTACTGGTGGATAATGGGTTTTCCGAGAACGTGGTCGGAACTACCTTTCCACGTTGGAGACGTGAAAGCATCAAAGCCGGAGGAAACGCAATCGTTCCCCGAATAGCGTATTTAATATTCAAAGGCATTAATAACATACAAAACCAATTATGAGAGTAGCAGCTATAAAAATCATCGCCTGGTTGTTGGGCGTGAAGGTTCACAAATTCTATACGGGAATTTGCTTTGATCCGGAAACCGTGCAACACATCCGATACAAGGAAACCCAAATGGAAATCGAAATGCTGCAGGTTCACCAGCGATGGACCCGCGAAGATTATCGCAGCCAGGCAGCCAACAGAACGCCCAAACTGGACGCCCGGCGCAACATCTTACGCCAGGTGGAAAACTTCGTTACGTGGGAGGAATGGACCGAACACGACATGTTCAACCTAAAAGGAACCCTGTACGTTGGGTTCGATCCAAAGGAAAGGAAATAAAATCCCTACGCCGGCGGGGATGGTTCGCCGGTTCATTTATCAAATTTTTATTATGTCACACACAAAAAAGCAATTCAGGTTCGACGTTGGCGAAACGTATTCCCTGCAAATCGCATCACTTCCCCCAAAGGAACGGGACGACAACATGCAGGGAATCGCGTACAAAGTCGAGGACACCAAGTACACCAAGCCGTTGAGCGATGAGGAACTGGCTGAACGCAAAACGGAACATTCCGACGTCTCTATTAAACTGTTCGACCTGGCCGAAAGGAAGAAAGAAATTATGGCCGAATTCAAAAAGGAAATGAAGGACCTGGACACGCAGGCAAAAGAATTGCTGCAGTCCATCCGTTTCAAGTCCGAGAAACGCCAGGGCGTCGTTTACAGCCTGGACGACCAGGAGGCCGGCGTAATGTACGAATTCGACGGGGAATGTGTTTGTATCAACATTCGCACGCTTACCAAGGCAGAACGCCAAACAGCAATCAAGTATTTAAACAAGGTCGAAAATGATAACGACGACCACAACGAAGCAATATAATGGATCAAAAATTAGACATCAACAAAGCGATCGAGAACGCCAACGGGCAAACGATCACAGTATTAAACGGCGATGTGAAGTACGCCCCGGACGATAAGGCGGTCAGCATTTCCGGAACCATCAACGCGCCGCGGGAATTCCTGGTACAACGTAAATCCTGGGCCACGATTTACCCGTATGAATCGGAGGGACCGATCCCAAATTGTTATCCCGTCGGTAAACTTACGCCGGAAGAAAGGGAGAAAATGATCCAGGCGGCCAAAGCATCGCTGCCAATTTTCGCAACCGAACCGGCCGCGGCCGATGAGTTGAACGGACTACCTTACAACCCAATGCAATCGCATTGCCTGGTCAACCGTTCCGAGGGAACAATCGAGTTGCATATCAACGAGCGCAAAACCAACGAAGCTATTACGATCAAAGGTAAACTGGAACTTTCCCCGGAACTTGAAAAGCTGAAAATTAACACCGGCCACCAGTACAAACCGGAATCACTGGCGAAACAATTCCGCCTTATGCGTTCCATCTTTCCAACCGTGGAAGCACATTCCCAAATAATTTCACACCTTCGCAACGCAACATCGAAGATAACGGCGGACGCTCAAAAGGCAGCGGACGACGGCGGAAACCAAATCGATAATTTCCAACGGACCGTCGAATCGTCACTACCCAAATCATTCATTATTCAAATCCCATTGTTGAAGGGAGAACCGAAACAATCGATTGAGGTAATGATCGTCCTGGGGACAAACGGCCGGGATTTGTTTTGTGAACTGGAATCGATGGATTGCGCCGAACTTGTGGACAAAGCGTTCGACGAGCGTATCGAACAGGAGGTAAGGGTCCTAGTGCAGCACACTACCGTAATTGAAAGATAGTATTTACCAGGCCCGGCATTGTCCGGGCCTTATTCTTACAGCATGAAAAAATTGATTGTTTACATTTTGATTACGCTATTCCTTACCGGAATGGTCGTTGGTATTTTTGGCTGCACACCAACCAAACGCCTGCAGGGATTCCAGCGGCGACACCCGGAATTATTCAACCGGCAAAATGATACGCTGCAGGTCCACATCCGGGATACGGTATTGATTCCAGGAACCAGGATCGATACCGTTACGACCCTGGAACGATTGCGGGACACCGTGTACCTGCAGAAAGATAACGTACGGGTCCAGGTGTACTATACCAGGGATTCGATATTCCTTACGGCGGAAACCGATACGGTCCTAAAGATCGTCGAGCGGACCGTTAAGGTTCCATACGCGAAATATGTAACCGAATCAAAAACCTGGTGGGATCGTTGGTCCTGGCTGGTGTTCGGCGGCGGCGTGTATTTCCTCTTTACTTTAATCGATATTTTCACAGATAAAAACGACGACGATGAACCACGAAAATAAAGTAAACCCAGGCGAAGAAATAAAACGCGGGATGTCCGAGTGTAACGCAGATTTCACACCAGCGCCTCCGCCTCTTGTTTGTGGTACTGGATCGGCTTTCGAACCTGGTCCAGTGAACGACCTGGCGATCGCAGCCAGCGCCGCCGCTGAATCTGTAAAGAAGTTCAACAAGGAATACACCGGGACCATTCCCGAAGTTGCCAAACAGCTGGCCGATGAAATGCCAACGATCGCACCAGGCGTTTACCCGCAATACGACGAGTTTATCCGGATCCATGCGGAACGTGGCGTCCAGTGCATTATTTGGGACTTCGATACGCCCGGCGCACAAAAGACGCTTGTACTACTTCCAAGTAACAACACGCTGGAAGTGACGCCAAACAACTTAATAAAGTTCATCCCGTTGACCAGGAGCCAGCGAAAGGCATTGAAGGCGTACGATAAGGAAAGGTTGGCGAATTTCAAAAACAAGCTGCAGGACGAAAAATAACGGTTTCTGTAATAATTTACGTTAGTTTTGTGCGAAAACGATAACTTTTCGTAAGTGAATATTCAAAAACTGTACAAATACGCGAATTCAATCGCTGGCGAATTAGGCCCCGATTTGTTCCACCACGTGTATTTAGAATTGGCAGGAAAGGAAATCGAATTCCCCGAAACATATTTTTACACGGTTATGTCCAGGGAATTCAAGAACGCGGATAGTAAGTTCAATAAGCAACACAGAATCCGCGAATCGGGGTCCTTTCCTGCCTTACCTGACGAGGAAACGGAATTCCCGAACTATGACATTTTTTTGCTGTACAACATTTTCCAGCAGTTGGATAATGAAGGCTACGGAATGGAGGTCCAGGTTTACAAGGAATGTAAGTTCAACACATCCGCCATTCACCTGGCACAAGCTACCGGCGTCAACAAACGTACAATTCTGAAAATCTGTAATTTCGTCAAACACCAAATAAAAACCCGTTATGAATCTATTGAAAGTAATAATCTGTAGCGCCTTCGCTGCGTACCTGGTCCACCAGGAATTCAACATTTCATCCAGGATCAAACACGCGCTGCGTTGGTTGTTCATCAAACGCGGCGGCAATCCCCAATCCGAAAAGTGGACCCAATCGGAATACGTAAAGGCCCTCGATTGTTTCCCCTGCGTATCCTGGTGGTTTTCCGTTTCCGGAACCGCCATCGCCTTTTTTATTTTCGGCGTCTCGATCCTGGATATTTGGTTGGCGCCGCCGGCCGTTTTCCTTTTCGGCGTGCTGATCGATCGCAAGTAAATTTTATCCCAAAATCATACACATGAGTAAATTTGATTTCACCCCCGAAGAATCCAAATGTTTGGAAGCCCTTCGCGAAAAATTGTTATCCAGGGAATTGGATTTCACAACAAAACAAATCCTGCAGCTGGCAGTAATTTACCCAGCGGTGATTCTACACAGCACCGGAAAAAAGGATACATTCGACCAGGGGTGTAGCAGCTGCGTAAACAACGCGGCCAACTCCGTGCGAAATTATATCCTTTTCCACGAGAACCCCGAACCGGTGGTCCCTGTAAAAGCGGCGAAGGTTATACACATCCCGCCAATGCAGCACACCATCAAAGATATGACACCGGTAGATACGCCGGCCGTTTTCCTGGGACAATGGACCAACCCGGACCAGCTTCACAATTCTACGCGTATCGGCGTTGTGATCAACCATGACGCAACCCAGGAGGAAATCGACGCCGTGTTCGAAGCCTTCGACGCTATGCCGCCACTGTCTGCCAATAACATGACGTTCGAATTATACGAGACGGAAACCACTATGTTGGTGAACTTGTCAGTTATGGCCGACGAGCAAAAAGCCGATTTTGTTAAGAACGAAAAAGGATACTTGGTTTGCAACATCCTGGAACCGGAAGAAACCAAAGAGCCATCCACGGAAAAACGATTCGAGATTACCGACGGCGAAGTGACCGGCATAACATTGACGAACGACGGGCCAAACCCGCCAGCGGTCGTTTTCGGAATGGACATCGCCAAAACAGCGGCCAGCGAACCAAAGGCGACATTCACCGAAGCCGAACTGCAGGAAATGAAGTTCCCGGCCCTTTCGAAGATCGCCAAAGACATCAACCCAAAGGTAAAGATTCCAAAAGGTAAGGACCAGTTGGTCGCGCTCATCCTATCGATTCAAACCGTTTAACATTCGATTTATACCATTCATCACAACGACGCGAAATATTTCGCGTCGTTGTTGTTATATTTGGTCCATGAGAAAAACAACATACATTTTAATGCTGGCCGGCGGCGCATTGTTCGCCAGCTGCAAAAAGGAGAACCCACAACCGGTTCAACCGATCGAGTGTTCAATATGCCCCGCGGCAAAAGGAACCGTTACACTGGTAAACGGCCACGCTACAGTTATCGAGCCGCTGGCAACCGAAAACAGTATTATCATACTGACACCGCAAAATCAAATCGGATACAACGGCGGCCAGGAGGTTCACGTATTAAACCGAAACAACGGCAACTTTATGATAGAAGGCCATTGGCAGGACGCTAGTATTATCGGTTGGGTAATCTACAATTAATTATTAATCCAGGGGAACGGTAATCGTTCCCCTTTTCGTATCTTTCCCACATGGCAAAAATCAAAATAACGGACCTCGTATTGCAGGACGTCGGCCCCAACCCTCACGGTGGGGCCTATTCTTATTTTCGGCCTTTCACTTTCAAAGCGAACGGCGTCCACTTCGATTTTTGGATGTGGAGCGACCACGCTCAATACATGCAGGACCGAACACACGACCAGGTAAAACGAAGCCTGGAAACATATTACGAAATGGTAAACGGGAACCTCCAAACAATAGGATTGAAAAATGGGTAAAAAGAAATACATTTCGTCGCCTTCTGAACTGTGGGACCTCTTTGTCGCTTACGAATTGTGGGTTCAATCGAAGCCGTACGAATCCGACGATTGGGTCGGAAAGGATGCAAAGAAGGTAACGCGCAAACAAGCCCGTTTTGTAAGTTGGTTAGGCTTTGAAAGTTACCTAGCGAGAGAGGACAAAATACAACGCCTCGACGACTACAGGACCAACAAGGACGACCGATACGGCAAATATGCGGACGTCATTACGCGCATTCGGACCATAATAGACGGGGAGGTTATGACGGCTGCATTATCGGGAGTTGCGAACGGGAACATTGCGTCCAGCTTGCTAGGACTGACCAAAAAACACGAGGTGGAAACCGGATCCAAAGACGTGCCGTTGTTCCCGGACATCACGTACGACGATTTCGAGGACGTCACCGACCAAAATTTGTTAGAATGAAATCATTTGAAAAACTTTGTATTGTGTACGATGAGGGATTGCACCATGCACGCGAATTGTTACCGCCTGTATCGGAATATCCTTTCCCCTTCGTACATGTCCACGTAATGGTCGAAACGCCGTTCCTGGGACTGATACCAGCCAAAAGCAATTCCACGTCGGATTTGTCCAGGCATATCGTAACATATCATTTTCGAAAAGAGGTCCTGGCCGGCGTAGTGATCGGATGGGAACATTATAAACCAACAACATGAAACAGGACGTAATTTACAAATCAACGGTGAACGGAACCAGCGGCGGAAAGTCGATTCCCTGGTCCGTAAACCTTCCGACCGACCCGGAACAATTGCACCTTGTGGCGGATTACGAGGACCACCACAAACACCTACGGGCCAAACGATCGTCCTGGTTCCGGAAAATGTTTCCAGTGATCACCGTACACGGACCAACGCCGCCGCTGCAGCTTTACGATTTCTTAGGCATGAATCCAGGAACGATTCTACTACTTACCATGCCAGGGTCGAATCCGGTAATTTGTACGTTCGTTCGTGCCAACACTGGTTTACCTCTTGACGTGGTTATATTTATACCCAACCAGGGCCACGCCGCCGTCGAACGCGAATACTGGAAATATTTATCCATCCACAAAACGAAAAAAGCATGAACACAAACGACGAATTAAAAAAACTGGTCCTGGATAACATATCCGACCTGTGTACGGATTTCCTTTACTACGACCGAAAAGAGGACCAGGACCTCGACGTGGAAACGTTGAACCTGGCATTTGAAACCGGCGCGATCACGATCGACGAGGCCGTGGCCGAATTCCGTAAAGCCCTGGTGGATACTTTGCCAGCTGGTCCACCTGCAGCATGGAAGCCAGGCGACCAGTTCCCAGGGTCCGGCATCCAATCGTCGTTTACCTGCGATATGATGTTACCCTGCCACCCGGATTTCGTAGGCGCTTCTTTGCCCGAAGGCAGCATAACCAAAATAGGCGTTATGCGAGAAACCCCGGACGGATGGAAGTTTGTAGAGGTGTGGCCGAATGAAGGCGATACGATGGACCCGGAAGATTTGCTGCCATGAATAGCGAATTTATACACCGGTTTGGATGCTGCGGGCAACTGGCAGATTTGGGACCGACCGACGGTTGCGGCAAATATTCCCCAGGCATTCCAATAACAACAACGGTCCAAATCGAATATGTCAAGGATGCACACGGTTACGTTGCACCGGTCAAAACGACGACGTATAGTTGCGCTGCCTGGCCGCACGACGAGATCGAAATACAGGAGGGCAACGCAAAACCCCGGACAATGCAAGTTCCAAAGCAATCGAGGGACTACATAAAATAATTACCTTCACACTTTTAAATTTTAACACCATGAGCAAATTACAGTTAGGGGCCACGGGCCAGGACATCATTACAGGATTCGAAGGGGTGCTGATCGGTAAGGCCGAATACCTCACAGGATGCACGCAGTACGCGTTATCGCCAAAGGTTGACAAGGACGGGAAAATCCAGGCCGCGGAATGGTTCGACGAGGGACGAATCCGCATCGTTGGCGACGTTGTGATCGCACCGGTTGAAGTGGCTGGACCAAAACCAGGCGGACCGAATCGAGATTCACCACGCGTATAAGATTTATTTTATACCTTTGTCCCGTCCCGATTGCAAAGCCTTATCGTTTTGTTGTTTGTTGGCCGTCCATGCGTGGATCGATCGGGACGAAATGGGGGATTGGGTGAGAGGTTGAAACCATCGGACCGCTAATCCGACAACCGGGGAAACCTGGTTCGTACGTTCGAATCGTACATCCCCCGCCGATGTCTAAATGATTGGGTGTATTGTCACAGCGGACGCGCCAGGAACAAAGGACCCATTAAGACAGACAGGAAACCCGTTGAGAAATCAGCGGGTTTTTTTGTTTACTTTTGTTTCCATGTTCAAACGGACGACGGCGGTAAATAAAATTCTTTCGATGCGTGCGCGTATCCGCATCATCCAGGGCGGAACGTCTGCAGGTAAAACGTACGCCGTTATCCCGATCCTTATCGACCGCGCCCTCAAAAAGAAACTGGTTATTACCATCGTGGCCGAAACGATCCCGGCGGTTCGAAATGGTGCGCTGCGTATCTTTCGGGAAATAATGGAAGATACCAACCGGTGGGAGGAACGCCGGTACGTAGGCAATCCAATGGAATACCGATTCGCCAACGGATCCGTTATTCAGTTCATGGCCTTCGATACGATCGGTAAGGCAAAGGCCGCCGGTAAGCGGGACATTCTTTTCCTGAACGAAATGAACCACGTACCGTTCCTTATCGCCGATGCGTTAATGATCCGGTCAAAGGAAACGTACGGGGATTTCAACCCGGATAACGAGTTCTACGCACATACGGAAATCCTGCCGCAAAAGAACGCGGAATTCCTTTTGCTTACCTACCTGGACAACGAGGGATTAAGCAAAGAGACGCTGGAAGATTTGCTGATAAAAAGGGAAAAGGCTTTCCATAATCCGGAGTTGAAACCAGGCACGGCAAAAGGCGAACTGCAGCACTCGGACAATATCAAAAATACGTATTGGGCCAACTGGTGGAAAGTGTACGGGCTGGGGGAAATCGGTTCCCTGCAGGGCGTTGTATTCGAGAACTGGAAACAATGCAAGGAACTACCGGAAGGGGCCAAACTCCTGGGTTACGGAATGGACTTTGGATTCACCAACGACCCCACGGCATTGGTGGCCGTTTACCAGTACGACGGCAAATACTACCTGGACGAATTGATCTACGAAACGGGCCTAACGAATCCAAAGATTGCGGACCGGGCCAAAGCCAAAGACGTGCGTAACTCCGTTTTCATTTATGCAGACAGCGCGGAACCAAAGTCCATACAGGAATTGAAGGACCTGGGGTTGCGTATCCAGGGCGCGGATAAAGGCGCCGATTCTATCGATTTCGGTATTCAGAAAATGCAGGACGCGTTTTTCTACGTAACCGAGCGGTCCACCAATTTGATAAAGGAATTCCGTTCGTACCTTTGGGCCACGGACAAAAAGACAGGGGAAAAACTGAACGTACCGATTGGCGCCTGGAATCACGCTATCGATGCAATTCGTTATTTCTTCCTTACATTTGGCAAATTCAGCGGCCAGTACTTTGCGCCGCGTAAAAAATAGCAACATGAAAACATACGTTATCAACTTAAAAAGAAGGCCCGACCGGTTGGCGGCGCTCAATCTTTCAATTCCCTACACGCTGGTAGAAGCTACCGACGGCCAGGTGGTTTTCCCTTTGGAACCGAGTAAAAGGATGCGCGGCCATTTCGGGTGCTTTGATTCGCACATGCGCGTCCTTAGAATGATCGTCGAATCGAACGACAACGGTTTGGTTTTTGAGGACGATTGTATTATCCCTGGCGACTTTGAACAGGCGCTGAATTACTTGTCTGCAGATTTTCCAAAGGATTGGGACATCGTGTATTTGGGCGGGAATCCACGTATCAAATTCGAATCTACTTTCCTGGGGTTGGATAAAGTACATGAGGTTTACGGTACATTCGCCTATATCATTACGCCGGAATTCGCGCAAACGATTTTAAACCGTATGCAGATGAACGCATTTTCCCCCTGGAAAGTAGACGTTGTGTATTCCCGGTTCCTACCTTACGCGTCTGCGTACATCTGCAGCCCGCCAATGGTGCTGCACAACAACGCTACCCAAAGCGACATCGACCACAATAAAAAACCTGTAGTATGATCGACCTACCAACGAGCGGTCCAGGAACTGGAAAGGACCAAAAGAAATTCGGCTTTGTCATGTTCTGCAGTCCAGGGCGTGAAGCCATGCAGCAACGAGCGGTCCAGGAACTGGAAAGGAAATTCCCCTGGTCAACGCTGCACACGATCGGCGACCAGGAATCGTTCGGTAAACGCAACTTTTGGCAGCGTATGAAACGGGCCTTTGAATTCTGCCTGGCATCTGATCACGACGATTTCGTTATCATACCGGACGACTTTACAAACTTCGACGCGCACATTATCCGCACTATTTCAAAGGATTTCGAGGGACGGCCATTCGTGGCGAACCTGGCAAACGATGGCCGGAAACATTGTTGGGGGTCGTATCCTGGCGAAACGATCTACGATTCAGAATCCAACAAGTGGTTAAACCTGGGGTTCACTGATTGCGGAATGATCACCAACCGCGCCACCCTGGAAAGGATCACAATCGAACCGGTTCCGGAATCCTGGTTCAATACGGAATCGAAGTCCAGCGGCGTAGGCCACCAGCTTACAACCAAGTTTAGAGCGTTGGGCGTGCCGATGCTTACGCCTGAATTTTCCCTGGTGTACCACGGCCAGCATGAAAGCGTCATGCACCCACACGAGCGAAAAACGAACCCGCTGGTTACAATCAACCGTCCGTTACCAAAGGTTGCCTGTATCGCCACGTTTGCCGGTCGTGAATCGTCCCTGCAGCGAACCATCGATTCCCTGCGTAACCAAGTCGATCACATTTTCATTTATGACAACGAGATATTACCGGACCGAAAGGATAACGGAAAGTTCTACGCCCTGGACCTTTTGGACATCGAAGGGATTGGCGATTGTTATTACTTCACTTGTGACGACGACATATTGTACCCGTCCAACTATGTGGACCGGACCGTTAAGGCGATCGAAAAGCACAAAACGATCATAACCCACCACGGCCGTAAATTGAAGTCCCTGGACGTCTCGTATTACTACGGCCACAAATCAATCAGCTGCCTACACGAATCGTACTACGAAGGTCCGCTGGACGTAGCCGGAACCGGTGTAACCGCTTTCGACACCAGGTATTTTAAACCGGTCGATTTGTACGCGTCGCCGGATCTCAAAATGTCGGACCTTATTTTCTCCCTGGAAGCGGCGCTGCAGGGAAAGGACATCACGATCGTAAAGCACGAATACGGATGGTTGAAACAATTACCGATCGATGTTTCCACCAGCATACACGCCACGGAATCCCGGAAGGAAACCAGGCAAATCGAGATCGCAAACCAAATTTATAAGTTGAGATATGAGCAAAAAGATTAGAAAACCATTGTTGCTAATGTACATCCCATTGGGCCACCTGGATAGCCCGGTCGAATACGATAAATTCCACGACCTGCAGTTGGCGCCACTTAAAAAGGATTACCACATAATCGCCGTTTGGATGGATGTTGAGATTTTCACAATTCAGGAATTCGGAGTGGTCCAGGCGAACGGATCCACCATTCGACAAATGGAGAAACGAATCCAGGATTACATCGATTCGATTAAAATCGAGATTCATTACGATGAATGCAACCCAGCCGGCGACATGAAGTTGGGCTGCGAAATCGTTTCCGTTGGTCCATGCAGCCGCAAACCTGAATCGCGCCCGTTATTCTTTATCGTCAGTGAATCGGGGCAACCCGAACCGCTGCCATTGGGTCCAGTAATTTCACCTGCAGACACCGCGCGAATGGATTCCAGGCTTTACAGGCTTATAATTGTATCCAGGAATCCGGAAGGCCCAACGATGCCACCGCGTCGCCTTGTGTTTGAGGACCCGAACGGCCACATTACAATCGAAGGATACAACGACGACGAAAAGTTGGACCGATGGATTACCATAAACACCGCCGGAATGTTGGACGACTGCCAGCAGCTATTCCGTGAAAGTGCAATTATCGAACTATTAATGCCAAAGGAATGATTACAGACGGCGACAAAAAATACCTGGCAATCCTGGACGGGATTGTTAAAATGAAAACGGAGGACCTGCGGGTCCGACATTTCATCCCATTGAAAAATCCGGCTTACGACTTTTCAAAACCGACGCTGCGTATGTATGGCGAATTCCTGGCCGAATTTTCGGGCGTGCCGGCGAACTTCATTATTACCAGGGTGGACCCAAAATCGATTCTGCACATTTGCGAACACATCACAAAAATACATGAAGGCGCGACCAGGTTATCCAGGCCGCCCAAATCCATACAAATGGCGGGTAAGGAATGGCGACTGATTGATCCAAACAAAGAGGCTGCAGCCTGGCATATCGATTGGGATTCCTGCGATATAAACGAGGACCCGGTAAGAACGGCGGCAATGTTCTACTATCCTGCAGGTGAAATTTACGGCCTGGACGACGAGAACGGAAATATTATAAACCCGTTGCGGGACCGGTGGGATACGTTCGATAAGCATTTCCCGTTAAAAACGTTCCTTGATTGTTGCGCTTTTTTTTTGAGCAAATACGAACGATCGATGAGGCTATCAACGGAAAGAAACAAAGCAAGCCAACGGGCGACAAACCTAATACAAAAGTTAAAAAGCCTCTTTTCACGTGGGAGGAAACAATCGACCTAATGTCGCAACATTACCGCATGTCCTGGAAAGAAGTTACCCAGCTGAACATTTGGGCGTTTAACCACCGGGCGAAATTCCTGTTACACCTCAACAAGAAAAAAGCCACTAACAGTAAAGGCAAAACACCGAGGAAATGATCGACGAAGCGGCAATCTTACAGCAATTGAATTTAGGCACGTCCCGCGAAGTACTCGAAGGGAACCCGGCCAGCCCGTTGGCTACGTTGCTGCAGCAAACAATCCAAACCGTTATCGAACAGCTGGCGGCGAAAATGGACGAATACGACATTAACGCATCGTCCAATCTCAAACAGTCGATGGAACCGACGGACGTAACCAAAGAAGGGACAACGGTATCGATCGGCCTGGAAATGGATTTTTATTGGAAGTTTGTAAACTACGGCGTAAACGGGACCGTTCAAAACCACGGCGCCCCTGCCTGGGGATCGACGCCCGGATCCGGATTATCTTTTAAGGAGGAAATAGGCCAGTGGATTCGAAACCGTGGAATTCAGTTGCCGGCACAATTCAGCACGTACGAACAATTCCAGTACGCCATTATCACAAACATAATCAAAAACGGAAAGGCCCCGCGGCCATTCTTTATCGACGTCGTAAACGATACGTTGATCGCACAAATTCGGGAGCCAATCGAGGCCCTGTTTAAAAGAGCAATAACCATTCAAATAGTTGAACCGTGGCAATAACAATAGAGCAAACCCCCAGGGATTACACACCAAGCGACAACCCGATCGTGTGGAAATTCCGGTCCGATGAGTACCTGCAGCCGAACTTTTCATTCGTTGTCAAAGTGTACGTAAATGGAATCCTGGATTCGGCACACGAAGTTTATCCGGAGCGGAACAACTTTTCCGGCGGATACGGTAAATTCGACGCGATGTCCATCGCATTGCGCGAATGTGAATCGTTCGTCCCGGACCTGGTAAATATGATCCAGGATAACAAGAATTACAAGCCGATCAAAATCGAAGTGTTCGAAAGGTATGGCACGCCGCCGGCCACAATCACACCCGGCACGATGTCGGACGAAATCACAGCGTGGAAAGCATGTATGGACGACTACGAATACGCGAAGTTCTACAGCGATGGTTTGCCGTGGACATTCCTAACACACCTACCGGTCGATTTGCCAATGGAAATTCGCCTGGCAGATCCTTTTTTCCTGGCCTGGATTGGAGATAACACCGACTGCCTGGTGTATATTATGCTTTGGCGTTCTGACGGGACCGACATTACGGATACGTTTGTCCCCATCCCGGCCCTGGTCAACGTCCTGGTGAACCTTTCCCCTACGCAGCTGGTGGATGAGGGTTTTTTTACAGATGCCAATTTCGAGGAATGCGATTACTATACGTATCAACTCGTAACGACGGTCGGAAGTTTCCCGCTTTCGGAGTTGCGCCGCGTAAACCTGAATAAACAGGAATGCTATTACGGCCGCGGCTTGTGGTGGTTGAATAAATTGGGCGGTTACGATCAATATTGTTTCTATCACAATTACAACGTTTCGACAAATATTACTCAGCAATCATACGGCCAGCAGTTGGGCGGGTGGGATACGTCATTCGGTCCGGTACTCTATGTGTTCGATGCTGGCCTGGCCGGTACGTACGACTACGTGAAGGATATGGACGACGGATTCGAGGTAACAACCGATTACATGGACGTGAAAACGTTTAACTGGCTTTGCTTTTCATTGCTGGAATCTGTATTGGTGTTCGCCATCTACGAAGGTGATCGGGTTGGGAACCGTCACATTTTGCCGCGGAATACTTCGTGGGCGCCCGGACAGGATCGATTCGAGGAACTGTTTAATTTGACCGTCACCGGCGAACTGCCAAACGGCCGCAAATCTCAAACGATATGAGGGTGGACAAACTGTACGTGAACGACCAGGAAATCGACCTGGACGGCGTAAAAGCGTTCCCGTTGAATTATTCCATTGCGGACGCGAAGGAACCGCAATCCAGGAAACGCAATTATTCCAAAAATATCACATTGAAGGGGACACGGCGAAACCTCCAATTTTTCTATTCTGCGTATGCGTTGAGTTTATCGACGATCGATAATACGTCGCTGGCCGGATTCACTTTCGACCCTACGATCCGAACGCCGGCCAGGTATTACAAGGATGGTAATTTGGTGTTCAACGGATTGTTTCAGCTGACCAAAGTAACCAGGGATAAAAAGGGGAATTATACTTTCGATTGCACCCTGTTTTCCAACGTTATCGAAGTGGTCCTGGCGTTGAAGGACTTGAAAGTCTCGGAACTTCCGGGCTGGGATCGTTATAACCATCCGTTGACCGAGGATAATATCGTAAATTCCTGGACCACCTCG